TGGAGCCTCCTTAAAACCGTCTGGCGGTAGGTGAAATAACCGATCCACAGCATCCATTACAGTGTAGCAAATTTTCATCGTTCTTGGAGAGGAACTTTAAAAACTACTACTCTTTTATAATACGAGGCGCAATATGGCTGTAAGCTTGATTACAAGACTTTACGCCTACGGCAAGGACGGCATGACCTTTGCTTCGATCAATGACGGCAACGAGTATGTGCAGGACACGACCTATACTTCCGAGATACGAATTGCTACGCTGGATTGCTCGAACTTCACCAATCCGTATCAGATGCTGGAATATGCCCACATGCGACTTGCGGACTATGCCTCTCCGCGTATCTCCTATGTGCTAAAGGCGATGGATCTGTCGGTGTTAACCGGCTATGAACATGAAACATGGGAGCTGGGCGATACGGTCATGGTGAAGGATGACGACCTGAACCTGTCTGTAAAGACCAGAATCGTCCGCAGGGAATACAACCTGCAGGAGCCTTGGAATACCGTATTGGAGCTTTCCACCACGCTCCGGGAGCTGGGCGATTCCTCCTCACGCTGGGATAGCGCAGCCGATACGCTGGAGTCTACCGATCTGATAGACAGTCAGGAAATGAAGGATCTGGTGCCGTTTAATCACCTGCGTAATTCCAGAGCAGATTCCGGCCTTACCTACTGGCAAAACTCCGGATTTGCCGTGGATGCAGATAATGGCGTATCCGGCATGGCTTCCTTCAAATGCGAAGGTGCTCTGAATACCACAAAGAGTCTTTCACAGACCATAACGCCCGCCAACCGGCAGTGCTATACCTTTTCCGCGCAGATTGCCTCCGAGAATCTCTCAAAAGGTACGAATGGACAGGTGGGCATTGAGGTGACCTTTGAATACGAGGACGGAACATCGGAAACACGATTTATAGACCTGATCTGAAGGAGGGATTTCTATGGCTTCATTTACACACGTGGCACAGGATATCTCTCCTCAGTATGGCCGCGTTACGAAGATCACCATACGGGTATGCGTGACAGACTGCACCGGTACAGTCTATATCACAGATATGCTCCTGCAGGGCGGCTCCATCGCGACCGGCTGGGTAGGACATGTATCAGAAATTCAATGGACGGAGGATGGATAAATGCCGGAGTTTACACGCTTTACAGAGACAATTACAAAAAAGCAGGCTAAGCGCGTCGTAAACATTACGGTAAAGCCCACCATCACAGATTGCACCGGTTCGGTCTGGTTTACCGACCTGATGCTGCAGGAAGGCGATAAAGTCACAGGCTTTGTCATCAATACCGAAAAACTTCTGGAAAAATATGATGGCGATGATGCGAAAGCAGGCAAGAGATTTTATAACGGCATCGTCCGTTCTGCTGCGACCTGCATTATCTACAATCTCGGCTCCACTGCTGCCGGTCTTGACTACAAGGTCTATCCGATTCAGGCGATGGCTGCCGGGAGTATATCGCTTGCGCTGGGTGAAGGTGCTCATAAGGCAACTTTCAAAGCGGCAGCGGCTGCCGGTGATGAATTTGACCTTTTCGCTTCTACGAGGGAGTGCCTGAAGAACGGCGCTGCAACAGCCAAGGACGGCTTTTTCCAATACTCTGCTGCCGGTGACAGCAAGCACCCAATCACAGTCGAGGATAAAAAATCGGCTCGAATCTATGTAGAATTTCAGGAAATGCAGGACGGAGGTGATGCCCTGTGAGCTATGATTATTTGAAAGGCCGCAAGTGCATGGTCTGGACATTCATGGGCAATTCCAGAATGTATCAGGCACTTGCCGCATATGGAGACCGCCTGTCACAGGTGGGTCTCTTTTCTTTTAAGGTATCGCGCACCGGTATCATCACGGAAAGCGGCGTGGCTATTTCCAATATGCTGACCTACATCAACCGATGGCCACACATCAAATGGCTGCTGACGATATCCAACGATGGCACGAACAGTATCTTTGCAGCTCTCCGGGATAACATCGACGGCGCTCAGGATACCTTCCTTTCGGAGATCGTCCGCATTATGGAAAAATACCCGTGGTGCGACGGCATCGACATTGACCTTGAGAAAGGCGACGGATATTCCACGCACGCTGCCTCTACGGCGATGTTTCGGAATATCTATAACACAGTAAAAGGTTATGACAGCAGCAAGCTCATGAATATCTGCCTGCCGGGTATGAATTCCATCAACGGCTCGGTCGGAGGTGAAAACTGGTGCGTTTACGGCGACCTCAACGCTTACTGCGATACGGCGGCCATCATGAGCTATGGCATGGCGTGGGCAGGCTCTGCTCCCGGAGCTGTCTCTCCAAGGGACTGGCTTGAGGGCATTTACGACTACGCGGTCACGGTCATGAATCCGGAGAAGATATTCTTCGGCCTTCCTGCATACGGCTGGAACTGGCAGATTTATGATCTTCCTGCAAACCTCGGTAAAACCTATCGCGGCACATCAAATACCTACTATGCGGCAAAGAACTGGATGACCGGGCAATACAACTTCACGGACGATGCTCCACCGCAGCCCTTCATCCCGATCCTCGCATACTGGGACGATTACGACATGGTACCTTGGGCGCTTCCGCAGGTCTACGACTTCATGGAAGGCAGAGACGCCACAAGCTATGAGTATCCTCTGATGAATGGAACCTATAACAGGCGGCATTATCTGACGGCTTATAGCAAAGAGCAACACACAGAGTTCGGCACCATCTATGTGGATGCGGATGGAACGACAAGCTCCTACTCCGGCATTGTATCCTTTGAAAACGGCGTGGCCACTCTCGGTGATGCTGGCTCTGCCACATATACCTTTTCCGTTTCAAGCGCCGGAACCTACGACATTGCCATCCGGCTCTGCTATCCCTTCTGGGATAAAAACGGCATTTATGTTTCGATTGACGGTAATCGGATGCATTTTACGGAAAGCAGGCTCTGGTGGCCATATTGGAGAAGCACCTTCTGGACGACGCTCGCCAGCAACATTTCACTATCTGCCGGAACGCACACCATCGTGATATCCGTAGATGTAAAAGGCGTACAGTTTTACGGCTACCGTGTTTGCAGCAGCTTTTCGGAGGCTCCCTCTGCGGGCACTGCGACCTTTACGCTCTCTCCACGCCATTTTATCGACGTGGACGGCAACGAGTGTCAGCCGGACAGAGCTTTCAAGCTCACCTGCGAAATGCTGAGGCGAAAGCCGGACTCTGCCCTTATCTGGTATGAGGATTTCCGGGACTACGGTGTGCTGCAAACAAACTACTGGACGACCCTTTCAGGCTCTTGGACGGTATGGCGCGAAGATGAATATTCCGAAAGCCGCGTCTACTCCCAGCTTGACGGCTCCGGAAAGCTCGCATGGCGATACGACGGCTTTTCCGATATTCACCTGCGGGCAAGGCTGGCCTTCCCTGCGACAGGAAGTGGCAAGGCCGGAGTATTCTGCGGTGATCTGTTCTGCTGCCTGAATTACAACACACAGGCCGTTGAATTATATAACGGCAGCACGCTACTTGGAAGCTATAGCCAGACCATAGAGCGGACGGCAAATGCCGACCTTCGTACCAATCCATCCATGTACACAGTCGAGATGCGTATCCGTGGAAACAAGGTGCGTATCTATTCCGGATCTTCCTATACGCTGCGCTTCACAGCTACGGTCAGCGGCTTTTCCGGAGGCTATGCCGGATACCAGTCAGATAACCGGACGGTCTGCGAGCTGCTCCGCCTTGGCGATGCATGGACTTACGAGCCCTACGAGCGCTTTGATGTTACCTTCCCGGACGGCACAGTTACACAGTATGGAAGGATCAGCCGGTCGAACGCCACATGGGATACGGAATTTCAGGTGTTTACGCTGACCTCGGATATCGAGGAGGATGCGACACGCAGCGAGAGCATTTCTCTGGATTATGAGTTCTACCACTCCCATGAGCTTGCCCTGACCTGTGGCAACGATTATACAGTGACCATCACGCCAAAGGACATCGACATCTGGATAGCAAGGCTCTTTCTCGGTGATGCTGACGGCTTTTCCATCCTCTACTATCAGGACGTGGATTCGCTCGTTTACTGGGCAAATGAAGCGGCCTACCGCTGGGGAGTGAGAGGCTTTGCCATGTGGTCGCTGGGACAGGAGGATATGCGGCTCTGGGAGGCGCTACCAAAACAGATATAACTTCATACACGGATACAGTTCACGAGGCTGTCTGCAAAATGCAGGCGGCTTTTATTTTGCACAAAGGAGAGATTTTCTCATGAAAGAATTCTGGAACACGATCCAACTGGTATTTGCTGCTGTCGGAGGATGGCTTGGCTATTTCTTAGGCGGCTGTGACGGGCTCTTGATTGCGCTGGTGATCTTTGTGACCTACGACTACCTTACCGGCATCATGTGTGCCATTGCCGACAAAAAGCTCTCAAGCGAGGTCGGCTTTAAGGGAATCTGCCGCAAGGTGCTGATCTTCCTGCTGGTGGGCATCGGGAACGTCATTGATGTTCAGGTGCTCGGACATCCGGGAGTGCTCCGCACGGCGATCATCTTCTTTTACCTGTCTAATGAAGGACTGTCACTGACGGAGAACGCAGCATATCTCGGCCTGCCGGTACCGGAGAAATTAAAGGAGGTCTTGGAGCAGCTCCACGACCGTCACGATGAGGAGGAAAAATAACATGACGAGAAAAGGAATCGACGTCAGTCATTGGCAGGGAACCATTGACTGGAATAAGGTCAAAAAGGCCAGTATCGAGTTTGCCATCATCAAGGCTGGCGGCTCCGATGCCGGTTTTTATACGGATAGCAAATGGGAAGCAAATTACAAAGGTGCGAAGGCTGCCGGTATCCCCATCGGCGCTTATTACTTTGTCGGAAAAGACTGCGTGACTGCTGCCGCCGGAAAAGCAGATGCCGAGCGCTTCCTGCATATCCTGAAGGGCAAGCAGCCGGAATATCCGGTCTATATGGATAACGAGGCACAGCCCGCTTCTGCCAAAGCCGGAATCACTGAGGCCACCATTGCTTTCTGTAAGACGATGGAGGATGCCGGATACTTCGTCGGGATCTATGGCTCCGCTGTTTCCGGCTTCAAAGAACGTATGGATGACACGAAGCTCACGCCCTACGCCCACTGGGTAGCGCAGTACGCCAGCAAATGCTCCTATAAGGGCGACTACGGCATCTGGCAGTATTCTTCCAAGGGCTCTGTTGACGGCATCAGTGGTAATGTGGATATGGATTACGCCTATGTGGACTATCCTGCTATCATCCAAAGAGGCGGCTTCAACGGTTATACAAAGGCAGCGCCTGATGACAGCAAGCCTGCCACAGCCGTAAGCAACCAGCGCGATCAAGTCATTGCTCAAGCCAGAGCGTGGCTTGGAAAGAAGGAGTCCGACGGTAGCCACAAAGAGATTATCGATGTTTACAACAGCCATAAGCCTCTCGCCAGAGGATACGCTGTCACTTACACAGACGCATGGTGTGCTACATTCGTTTCTGCGGTCGCTATCAAATGCGGCCTGACGAACATCATCCCTACCGAGTGTGGATGCGGGCAGATGATCGCTCTTTTTCAGAAGCTCGGTGAGTGGGTGGAGAATGATGCCTATCTCCCTTCTCCCGGTGATGTCATTTTCTATGACTGGCAGGATTCAGGTTCCGACGACAACACCGGCTGGCCGGATCACGTCGGTATCGTCGAGGCTGTTTCCGGCAAGACCATCACCATCATCGAAGGCAACAAGAGCGATTCTGTCAGCAGACGCATGCTGCAGGTGAACGGCAAATACATCCGAGGCTATGGCGTGCCGAAGTTTAGCTCCAGCTCCGATGACTCCGCTCCAATCACTCCGGCAAAAACCGTAGATGTGCTGGCGCAGGAAGTACTGGACGGCAAATGGGGAAACGGAACCGACCGCAAAGAGCGCCTCACCGCTGCCGGGTATGATTATTCTGCCGTGCAGGCAAAGGTCAATACTCTGGTGAAAAAGCAGGAATCTACTCCTGTCTACTACACTGTGAAAAGCGGCGATACCCTCTCCGGAATTGCTAAAAATTACGGCACCACGATTTCCGCAATCCAGAAGCTCAACCCGACGCTCATCAAAAACGTCAACCTCATTCTGACCGGCTGGAAGATCAGAGTGAAATAACTGAATACCCAATCTGTATGCCTGCGAGTGTTCTTCGGAATGCCCGCAGGCTTTTTTTATTTTCCTCCGCTCAAATCGGCAGTTCATCTCCAGTGGAAATTGGAGGTTGATATGTTATGACAGACGAAATCACAAATGTTCAATCTGGATATTTCACGCAGGAGCGAATTCAAGGCGATCTTGACTACCGCAGAGCACAGACAATCGCAAAAAAGATGCTCGATGACGGTCTCATTTCTGTGGATGAATTCAACAAATTAACCGCTATCAATCGGGAAACTTTCTCTCCTCTGTTCGCGGAAATAATGCCGAAAATCCCTTGATATGTAGTCGCTTTAGAGTGATGTATAGACGTACGGAAAGGAGGGACTTCCCTTGAAAAAAGTAACGAAAATCGCGGAAACAGCGAGTTCGAAGGTTAAACTCAAGAAGATCAGGGTAGCCGCCTACTGCCGCGTCTCTACGGATTCTGACGCCCAGCTTGAGAGCCTTGATGCACAGAAAACCCACTACGAAAATTACATCACATCCCGTGATGATTGGGAGTTCGCTGGACTCTATTACGATGAAGGTATTACCGGCACCAAGAAGGACAAGCGTCCGGAGCTCTTACGGCTCATTGATGACTGCAAGGCCGGTAAGGTGGACTTTGTTATCACAAAATCCATCAGCCGCTTCAGCCGGAATACAACAGACTGCTTAGAGCTGGTAAGAAAACTGCTCACCCTGCACATTCCGATTTATTTTGAGAAGGAAAATATCAACACCGGTTCAATGGAGAGCGAGCTTTTTCTGACAATCCTCTCCAGCATGGCTGAAGGCGAGTCTGTTTCCATATCGGAAAATAACAAGTGGTCAATCCAGAAGCGATTCGAGAGCGGCACCTATAAAGTCACCTACCCACCTTACGGTTACGATTGGGATGGCGAGCAGATGATCATCAATCCGGAGCAGGCGGCTGTAGTAAAGGAAATCTTCGCAGCGCTGCTCTCCGGCAGAGGCACCCACGCCATCGCGGACGACCTGAACCGGCGAGGCATTCCTACCAAGCGAAACGGACGCTGGACGGCCACAACTATTCGCGGGATGCTTTCCAATGAGAAGTATGTCGGCGACTGCCTTTTCCAGAAAACCTACTCGGATTCGCACTTTGTCCGGCACAACAACCACGGCGAGCAGACACAGTACATGGTCAAGGATCATCACGAGGCAATCATCAGCCGAGAGGACTTTGAAGCCGCTCACGCTTTTATTCACCAGCGGGCAACAGAAAAAGGCGTCGTCAAAGGAAGCGACAAATACCAGAATCGCTATACCTTCTCCGGGAATATCATCTGCGGCGAGTGCGGCGATACCTTTAAGCGCCGGATTCACAGCTGCACCGGGTACAAATACGTTGCATGGTGTTGCAATACCCACATCAAGGATAAGAATAAATGCCACATGCTTTTTATGAAAGATGAAGATCTGAAGCAGGCTTTCATCACCATGATGAACAAGCTGATCTATGCTCACAGAATTATTCTAAAGCCATATGTGGACGCATTAAAAAACACATCGTCTGATGACTCACTTCGGCGCATTCAGGAAATACAGACCCTATTAGCGCAAAACACAGAAAAGCGCGAGACGCTGACAAAGCTCATGACACAGGGCATCATTGATCCGATCCTTTTTAACAAGGAAACAAACGAGCTGCTTTCGCAGGCGGACAGTTTCCGGGATGAGATTAATGCCTTAAAGAACGCTGTTTCCGGAGATGTAACAAAGGTCACCGCAGCCACAGCGCTTCTGCATTTTACAGAAAAAGGCGGAATACTTCAGGAATTCGATGATGGCCTGTTTCAAGAATATGTGAACCGCATCATTGTGCGCTCCAGAAATGAAGTGTACTTCGAACTAAAATGCGGTCTTAAACTTCGGGAAAGGATGTGAATACATGGGACATACACCCTACGGCTACAGCATTGAAAACGGCTGCGCCACGATAAATGAGAATGAAGCCGAAAAGATACAAAAGCTCTACGAGAATTACATCTCCGGGATGGCACTGGCCAAGGCTGCTGCCGCTGCTGGCATTGAAACCTACCACGGCACGGCAAAGCGCCTGATGGAAAACAGGCACTACCTCGGAGACGATTTTTACCCGGCTATCATCGATCAGGAAACCTACGATAAAGCTACTGCTATCCGTCTTGAACGCGCCGGGAAACTTGGCAGACTGAACAGGAAAAAGAACACAAAACCTGCAGCGTCTCCGACCGGCTTTCGCATGTTGGCAGCAGAGCAACACTATGAAGATCCGAGGCTGCAGGCAGAATACCTCTACAGCCTCATTGAAAGCGAGGTAAGCTAATGGGAACTGTTATGGTGATTCCGGCCAGACGGCAGGTCGGAAATACGGTAAAACAATCAGATCAGAAAAAGCTCCGTGTTGCAGCCTACTGCCGTGTCAGCACGGATTCCGAAGAACAGGAAACAAGCTACGAGGCTCAGGTCACACACTACACCGAGTACATTCAAAAGAATCCGGAATGGGAGCTTGCGGGCATATTTGCAGACGACGGTATTTCCGGCACCAACACGAAGAAGCGCAATGAATTCAATCGAATGATTGACGAGTGCATGGCCGGGAACATTGACATGGTCATCACCAAGTCCATCAGCCGATTTGCCCGAAATACCCTTGATTGTTTGAAATACATCAGAGAATTGAAAGAAAAGAATATTCCCGTCTTTTTTGAAAAGGAAGCCATCAATACAATGGATGCCAAGGGCGAGGTACTGCTGACAATCATGGCATCCCTCGCCCAGCAGGAAAGCCAAAGTCTTTCACAAAATGTAAAGATGGGACTACAGTATCGCTACCAACAAGGAAAAGTTCAGGTCAATCACAATCGCTTCCTCGGCTACACAAAAGATGACGACGGGCACCTAATCATCGACCCGGAGCAGGCAGAAATCGTAAAGCGCATCTACCGGGAATACCTCGAAGGCTCCAGCATGGATAAGATTGCCGCCGGGCTTATGGCAGATGGCATCCTCACCGGCGCTGGCAAGACAAAATGGCATACCAGCACCATCAACAAGATTCTTCGCAATGAAAAATACATGGGTGACGCACTCTTGCAAAAGACCTACACCACAGACTTCCTAACAAAGAAGCGCATCAAGAATAACGGCACCGTTCCTCAATACTATGTCGAAGGCGACCACGAAGCGATCATTCCGAAGGAGCTCTTCATGCAAGTGCAGGCGGAGCTTGTGCGACGCAGGAAGGTTCACACTGGGCCGAACGGTCAGAAGCGCATCTACTCCGGCAACAACTGCTTTTCCCAAATCGTTGTCTGCGGAGAATGCGGCGAGCTCTACCGACGCGTCCACTGGAATAACCACGGCTGCAAAAGCATCGTCTGGCGATGCATCAGCCGCCTTGAACCCAGCCGCGCCGCCATGAACTGCACCAGCCGGACCGTCAAGGAAGAACTCCTGCAGAAAGTCA